TTAACGCGACCGGCGCAGACGCAGGCAAGGCCACCGACGCTACCGTTGCTTCCGGCATCGTGAGCGCGGGCGACGTAGTGTTTTGGGAACCCAAGGCCGCTGGCGTTTGGCTTGTTCGCATCAACAAATACCTGTAAGGGAGAAACGGAAAAATGAAACCAGATATTAAACGAGTAAAATCCCTTTATGGGGTGCAGTCTTTCGACGCTGCGGCGAACTACGCCAAAAAGAACTTTAAGGACGCGGGTGGCATCATCCTTGCGCGGAACTTGGAGCATGTTAGCGCCGAGATCTTCACGCAGGAGTTCGCCGGTCTGACATTCCTGCAACAGGGCATCGAGGTCAACAACGAGGGTGGCTACTCTACCAGCATCCGCAAATTGAAGCTGCGCACCGAAGGCGGCTTCCGCGAGTCCGGATCCGGAACCAACACCACCGGCAAGATTACGCTGAGCGGTGAGGATGATTCAATCCCGGTATTCACCATGGAAGGCGAATCTGATTGGTCTGAGATCGAACTGAAGCAGGCCGAGCTTGAGAACATCAACCTTCCCAGCCGGTTTTTCGAAGGTCATGCGGAGCTGTACAACCGCAAGATTGACGACATCGGTTATCTGGGTCAGGTTCGCACCGACGGCAGCCAGAAGACCACGGGGCTGCTGAACTACTCCGGCTTCACCAGCAATAGCGCTGTAAAGACCGCCGCTGCATCAACGGGCGAAGAACTGTTCGACGAGATTGCCGAGCTGATTACCGCTCAATGGGCTGGCGTGCTGAACGTGGACAGCTACAAAGCTGACCGTGTGACTATGCCCGCGAGCGTTTACAACATCTGTTCAACCAAAATCCTGAACTCTGCCGGTTCTGAAATGTCCGTTCTTAGGGCGCTTCAGAGCAACTTCCCGACGGTCACTTTCGGCCTGACCACCAAGTCGGAAGATGTGGGTGGCGATTCGGTCACGGTAGCATTCAGTTCAAATCGCCGGGCGCTGCAATTCCGCCTTCCGGTTCCATTGAATGTTTCCAGCGTCGATCAGCGCGGCTTTAAGTATTATGTCGAGTCTTACTTCGGCGTGGCAGGTCTGGACGTTATTGAAGACGACGCAGCTCAGATTCTAACAGGGCTATAGGAGGTTGACCCATGGAAGAGTATGATTTTACAGATAAAGTTGAACCGAATAAGGCTGTACCGAAGAAGCCAAAGAAAGCGGACAAAGTTATCCGAAATATTTCCGGGGTACGCTTTAAAGTGTATGGCCGCATCGTTCAGCCTGGGGGCGAGTACACCCCGACCGCCGCCGACCTAAAAGACGAAAAAGGAGGCAAGCGGATCGAGAACGCAATTAAAAAAGGGTATCTGGAGCGAGGCTAGGCAATGGCGGTTTCAGCAGATTTCAAGATCAGATTTCCAGAGTTCGATCCGGCAACTGTCGATCAGTATATCCCGATTCTGGAACCTGTCTGGCCGTCTTATTGGGGCGGTGATTATGCTGCCCCCTGCGGACAGGAAATCGTGTTGAACTTGCTAGCTCACTTGATAACGATTGAGATTTCAGCGGGTAGCGAGAACGTAAAAACAGCCCAGTCAAAATCAGTTGGCAGCGTGTCGATATCTTACAGTCAGGGTTACGCTCCAACGAGTGAGCGTAATGCCTGGCTTAAGACGACAAAGTACGGGGCGCGTTATCTGTGGCTGACATCTCGAAACGCGGGAGGGTTTTTCGTATGACTCCTGAGCAAATGCTTAAAAACACCGGCGCTTATCTCAAAAACCTTGAGAAAGCAAAGCGCGGTCATGTTGCCGTCGGCCTTCCCGCCGAGGAGGTTGGCGGTACTGTTTACGATGATGGCCAAACCGTGGCTCAAGTCGGAGCGCAACATGAATTCGGTGCAGGCGTTCCCCGGAGGTCGTTCTTGCGCACGCCGTTTTCGGCCAAGAAAGATGAGCTAGAAACCGCTATCGCAAAACAGTTTGCAGACGTGTTCCAGCGCGGCAAGAAAACTGAGCAGGCGCTTGGCTTGATTGGCACCGTCGCTGTTAATATCAGCAAGGGTGCGTTCACAACGCGGGGATATGGCGAGTGGCCAGACATCAGCGCGGCGACGAAGGAAGATAAGGGTAGCAGCCAAGTGTTGATCGATACCGGCACTCTACGCAACTCGATTACCTACGTGGTGCGCGGGCTATGAGTATCCTCGACGTATCCGACGCGCTCACCGAATGGGAGCGGCCAACAATCATCAAGACTGTTACCGAGACAACGGTAGACTTTCAGCCGGTTGAGACGGTCACAGCGCGCACACAGAGCTGCGTTATCCAAGTTGCCGAAAAGGAAAAGCTGAATCCGGCAACTATCGACTGGTCGCTTGAGTATCTAATGATCCACAGCAAGTCAGCTATCGACATCGACGAACTGATCGAGTACGAAGGCATGGATTATATAGTGATCGAGCGCGGCCCTTGGCACGGGTACGGGTATACTGAGGTTGTTGCGGCGGAAACTAAGCGGCCATTGGTGGTGGTCACATGAACGAATCACTACGCTTAACGGCCCTATTTATCCGCGACCTGCTAGGATACAACGAGCAACTAATCCGCATCGGCCGTCAGAATTATGACATCACAGATTTTACCATCGGCTACATCGGAGTTGATTCCCTCGGCGCGTCCAGAAGACTGGCAAGCGGCGAGAAGTACGACGGCACCCTTGAGCAGATGACATACCAGCAACAATGGATGGCACCTGTCACGATCTCGTTTTACGGTACCGACGCGTGGGATACGGCAACAACCTTTGCCCTGTTGATTCAGTCACAGAAATCTCTCGAACTTCAGGAGTCATTGGGCATTGGTGTTTTCCAGGCGTCAGGGTTGACAGATGTTAAGATGCTCACCGGCCAGCAATACGGCGAGCGGCAAGAGCTGACGCTGAATGTACGATATGCAACGTCTGCGGATGTTGAAACACTACGGATCGACACAGCAGTAACCGAAATTACGATCTGAGCATAAGCTGTGATAAGCTCGAAAAAAGAATTGACCTATAAACCGAAGGTAAACCAATGAGCGTAAGTATTAAAAATGTCGTAAATGTCACCCTCTTGCAAGGCGGTGCCCTTGCGATGGCAGACAATCCGAACGTTGTCGCAATGATGACCAGCGAGCAACAAGGCCCGTTGTCATCCGCGAGCCGCTACCGTATTTATTCCGAGGCGGCAAGCGTGGCGGCTGATTTTGGAACAGCAAGTCAGGCGTATGATTTCGCACTGTCGTTTTTTGCCACTCAGCCGAATGCCACCAACGCCGGTGGATTTCTGGTTATGGGATATTGGCGTGGCGCTGATGAGGACGTGCCAGCAACCGCAGCCAGCCTGAACGGTGCTCAGTTGTCCGAGGCGACCGTGGTGAGCGCACTACAGCAGGTAGCAGACGGAACTCTTGATGTCTCAATTGACGGCGTAACCGAAAACCTGACGGCGTTGGACTTCCAGGCGACTACTACGCTGGATGAGATTGCGGTCGTTATCGACACGGCATTGACCGGCGGAACGGCAGCGGTGGTTGATCAGCGCATTGTCATTACTAGCGCGACCACCGGAGCGACAAGCCTGATTGCTTTCGCCACCGATCCCGGAACCGGTACTTTCATCGGCCAGACCTTGGCGCTGACTACCGGATCCGGCGGCTTCCTTACTCAGGGTGCGGCGGCTGAAACGCTTACAGCAGAAACCAAGCTGGCAGGAATCACAGAGCTTCGCAGCCAAGTTAAATTTCGGGGCGCAATGTTCATCGACAGCCCGACGGACGAAGAGTCTAAGGATTTGGCAGAATGGGGCCAGGCAAATGACGTGCTGCAATACGACGTATTCGAAAGCCCGGCAAACCTGCTGGTAGACCCAACCAACGTGGTCTGGGATATCAAACTTTCCGGCCTGACTAATTACAGGATGTTGTACAGCAAGGCGGGCAACCGCAAACTGGCGGCCTCCTACATGGCGCGGGTACATACCGTTAATTTCGGCGCTGAGAATTCCGCGCTTACCATGCATCTCAAAGAGCTCTCTGTTGCTGCTGAGGAGTACACGCAGACCGAAGTCAACAACGCAAAGATGGTCGGACTTGATTTGTACACCACGATCAAACTTACACCGGCTATCTTGACCAGCGGGGCTAACGTCTTCACCGATGAGCGCTATAATCTCATTGCCCTTGTTGATTTTATCCAAGTCGATATGTACAACCTGCTCAAGCTGACAGGCACCAAGATTCCGCAAACACGGAGAGGCGTTAATCAACTGATCGACCAGGCCGAGAAAACAACCCGGCAGTTTGTCCGGGCAGGAGTAGCAGCCCCAGGAACATGGTCAAGCCCTGATCATTTCGGCAACCGCGAGACGTTCGAGCAGAGTATCATCAATAACGGCTTTTATTGGCTTGCTGGTTCGCTGGCCGATCAGGCGCAGAATTCCCGCGAGGCGAGAGAATCGCCGGTTCTGCAGGGAGCTGTAAAAATGGCGGGCGCTGTTCACTCGGTCGATCTTATCATCAATGTTAATCGGTAATTTGCAACATATAAACAGGATATAAAATCATGGCAGGCATTGCATTAGCAGTAGACAGCACAACCGTTGTACTTAACGGCACGGCCATTGTCGATCTGGCAGAGGGGGATTACATAGTCCTGACCCCGGCCAACCCGGCTACGTCGCATATCAATAGCACCAACGGCGGGGTAAATATTAATGAGCGGTCAGATAGAGGTGTGTATGACCTGACTCTCCGTGTCCAGCGTTACAGCGATTCGGACGGTTTTCTAAACAACCTGCTCCGGCAATCACCGCCGGTCGTCGTGAATGGCAGCGTAAAAGAAAATTTTAACCGTGACGGCACCGACGGCGTGGAGTCTTGGAGCTTGGAGCTTGGCAGCGTAACGACTCAGCCGACAAGCACAAAATCAGGCACTGACGGCAACGCTGTTCAGGAGTACGTGATTCGATTCCGCAACGCATCCCGCAACCTATAAGGTGACAACATGACCGAAGAACCACAATCAGAAAGAACGCAAGCACTGGCGATGCTAAAGGCCGTCCACGATGATCAGTCGGCAACGCTCCCGAGCGGACGAGAATATAAGTTGACTAAGATGACGCATAAGCAGCGGCGTCGTGTCTTTGCGTTCTTCACCAAAAATCAACATGATATCCAGACCGGCGATTTTTCCTTTCTCGACTCGGCGGAGTTCGAGCCAGTCGAGAAGGTCATCATGGACACCGTGCTGTTTGAGGACGCACAGCTTAGTAAATCGCCGAACCACTGGGAAGAGTGCCCAGAAGATTACGTTATCTTTATTACCACCATGCTTGGAGCTATCAGCTACCCTTTTTTGAAAGGCAGCCTTGGCGCCTAACAGTTCCGGTCCCCCTGTCTGAACCGAGCCTTATTGCATACAGCAACTTGTCGAACGAAGTTATGATCGAACATGCCTTGGTTCGGTACGGCTACGGGACCCTGGATCAAGTCAGAGATATGGACACGGGAGACTTTCTGGATGCAGTTGAGTATCAAGAAATTACATCCGCGATTGAACAATACCGGATGGAACAAGCGCAGAGGGAGCGATAATGGCCGCAGTATCAGAAATCATCACAAAATTTTCGTTCCAAGGATCCACCAAGCCTCTCAAGGACTACAACAATAGCCTCGGCGAAAGCATCAAACTTCTCGGCGCGATGGGCGCAGCATTCGGTGCCGCCACCTTTGCGGTCGCTAAGTGGGCGTCTGGGGTTAGTCAGTCCCTTCAACCTCTGTTCGATCTCAGCGAGCAAACCGGCGTGGCTGTCGCATCCCTCCAAGAGTTGTCATTTGCCGCTGAACAATCAGGCTCATCATCTCAAGCCCTGGAATCATCCATTAGCGGTCTATCCGCAAAGATCGGCGAAGCCGCACAGAAGGGCAGTGAGGAATTTTCCCGGCTCGGGATTAGTGTCCGGGATGCTAACGGCAACGTTAAAGACGCCGATGCAATCCTGGGAGAGGTCGGCAACAGCTTTAAGCGGCTAGGCCTATCAATGAGCGAGCAACAGGGCTATGCCGAGGCGCTCGGTATTGATCCCAGCCTGATTTCCATGCTCAGCCAGACCAGCGCGGAGACAGATAAGCTCAAGCAGCGCGCTCGTGACCTGGGTATCACGCTATCTCCAGAAGATAAAAAAGGGCTGAAAGAATATAACGAATCCATCTCGGAGATGGATTCTGCAATGAGCGGACTTAAAAACCAAATTGCCGTTGCTATTGTGCCGGAGCTTGAAGGCCTGGCGGAGGGCTTCAGCGATTTGCTCGCTAAAAACAACGAGTGGATTGTTGATGGCGTGGAGGCAACTGTAGAGTTTGTCGTCGACTTGGTTGACGCGCTCAAAAGACTGGCACCATTTATCCTGGCTGCTGGCGCGGCGTTTACCATAGCGACAATCGGCACATCTGGATTCGCAGCAGCGCTTGGTTTTGTACTTTCTCCTGCCGTTTTAATTACCGCCGGGATTTTAGCTATCGCACTCGTTCTTGATGATCTGATCGTAGCTTTCCGAGGCGGCGATTCGGTTATTGCAAACTTCTTCGAGGAATTTTTCGGCTGGGATATACAGCCGCTGCTTAAGGATATTGTTGCGGTCTTTAAAGAGGTCGTCGGCGGGATACTGGGTGGCGCAAAAATCATATTCGATGCCTTGAAACCGATAGCGCCGTTGATTGCCGTTGTGGGTGCCGCGTTCGTTGCGGCTACTGTTGGCCCTACAATATTTGCGGGAGCACTTGCCCTGATAACATCACCTATAACCCTCATCATTGCCGGGGTAGCCGGCATATTATGGGCAGTTAATGATCTGACAAAAGCATTTCAAGGCGGTGAGTCTGTCATTGCAGACTTCTTTCAAGAGTTCCTGGGCTTTGATATTCAGCCGGTTCTGAAAACGATAGTGTCAGGATTCAAAGAAGCATTTAAAGTCGTAACAGATTTAGTTACTGGAGTGTTTAGCGGAATGGTAAAAATATTCTCAGGCATAGGGGATATATTATCAGGCAATTTCAGCGAAGGTTTTGATAAAATCGGCGAAGGCTTCATGGAAATAATCGACTCGTGGGCCGAAGCATTTAGGAGTATTTTTGGGGGAGTGTTCGATTGGCTGAAGCAAAAGGCTCTGGATATTTTGCCGGACTGGGCCGTTAAACTTATCGGCGGAGCTGGGGATGCGGTGCAGGGAGCTGCGGATATAGCGGGTGACGTGGCGTCGGGCGCTGCGGATATAGCGGGTGACGTTGGCAACTGGGTCGGGGGGCTTTTCGGCGGTAAAGAATCCGGTGAAGATGGAGCTCCAATGCCAACACCAGTATCTGATCCAACATCCCAGTCTCATTCGCAAGCCATGCAGCCGGGCGGCGCTGTAACGAACGTCGGAGGAACGTCGAGCAGTGTCGAACAGAACATAAACATGGAGATCAAAACATTAGATCCCGAGCGTGCAGGTAAGGCCGCGTCCGACGGACTACAGCGGCAGCTTGAGGACGCACGGACCCAAAGCAGACGCGGGGGAATGTAATGGCGCTAATCGGAGAGTTGACAGACTACGCAAAAAACACCGGCGGCATACGTGACTACCTAAATTGGCAGTATCCAAGCGACACCGATTCCGACTCCGAAACTGTTGGCATTGGCGGTTATACCGCATTTGCCCAGGTGAGCGAAAAATTCAGCCGCTCTGCCAAGGTGCCTACCACCTTCCTCGAAGACGGTAGCCATGTTAACGATCACATTATCAGGGAGCCCCTTACGGTCAGCATAGAGGGCAACGTATCGGACGTTTACGCGCAGCCAAGCGCACCGGTGGCCGCATTTCAAGAGGCGCAAACGCAGGTCGGAAATATCACTCAATACGCCCCGGCGCGCACGCAGGCACAGCTTAGCCGAGTATCGGGTCTAGTCAATGACTTTACCAACGCGGTTGACCGGGTGGATGCTGCAATAGACGCAACGCAGGGCGCAGCAAAGTACCTCGGGCTGCAAGACAGCGAAGCCCAAACCAATATCGAGGCGTTTTTGAAAAAAATGGAAGGTCTTCAAGCGACTGATAAGCTAATCAAAATCAGCACGTCGTTCAAGAACTACACCGATATGTACATTACATCGCTTGAGGTCACACGTGATAACCAGAGCAAGGCGATCAGTTTTAACCTGGAGGCGCAGAAAGTGCGCATTGCGCAAACCCTATTCACAAAGACTACAGCCGCTCAGAACGCAGCCATTGCCACTAACGGCCAGACTGACGGCGAGACGGACAAGGGGGCGCAGGAAGGTGAGGAAGTGGAAGAGAGCTTGTCTACCAATTTGGGGCAAATGTTTGGGTGGATTCCAGAATGAGACGACTGCAAAACATAACGGCAGAGCCTATCCAGCGGCACACTATCCTTTTTGAAGAGTCTGAGATCATCTTCACGCTGCGATTTTACCCGCGCACTCAAATATGGATGTTCGATGCGGAGTTCGGCGACACGGTGGTTTACGGTCTAAAATTATCCGTGGGCGTATTGCACATGCTCAGCCAGAATCAGCCCTTTGATTTTATCTGTATTGACCGCAGCGGAAACGGGATTGATCCATTCACGCGGCAGGACTTCAGCGGCGGACGCTGTAATATTTACATGCTGGAGGCGGCGGATATGGAGCAGCTCCGTGGAGTAGAGGTGCAGTTCTGATGACCACTCCAAGATTTAGCCGCGATTATATCCTCAGAATAACCGCCGGAGGTCTCAACATTGAGATAACGCCGCCGATCCAAATTGTCTTCGACATCACGAAGTCTATCCGGGGTGGCATTAACAAAATGAATATACAGATTACCAACCTGGCAGAGTCCAAACGATTGTCTCTTGTTAAAGATGCCGAAGAGGGCGAGAAAGTAATCCCGGTTGCGCTGTTTGTCGGTTATCAAGACCGTGTAGAAATGATTTTCAAGGGCACAGTCCAGACCGGCGGTAATGCACGGCAGGGGCCGGACATCATTACCTCGCTGGAATGCTTGGACGGCGGCAAGGATTCGCTGCATAGTTTCACCGCCCGCACGGTCGAGGGCGGGCGCAGGGCGATAGATGCGTGCGTCGCAGATATGCCACGCACAAAAATAGGCAAGATCACCGAGCGTCCGCCTTTGACGCGACCCAAGGTGCTAATCGGCAACAGTGCGCGGCTTATCGAGGAAATGATGGGACCTAATGAAACGTGTTATATAGATGATGAACAGCTTTACGCCATAAAAGACGACGAGGTTGTGAGCAGGTACGTGCCGGTAGTGAGTGCGGCAACCGGGATGATCAGCACACCAACACGGGATAGCAAACTGGTGACGTTTGAGACGTTGATGAATCCAGCTATAAAGATCGGCGGTCTTGCTAATCTTAAAAGTTCAACAGCGCCGCACCTGGACGGCATTTACAAAATTGAAACAATCAACTATCGCGGCGACAATTACGGGGATGAGTGGAAACAGAGCTGCACCGGCACCCTGGCCGCAGAGGCGAAATCTATATGACAGCGAAGCGGGAATTGACAGACGTTCTGAACGACGCCATTGGCGAGGCACTGTCCAACTTGCACACTGCCACCATTGCCAAAGTCACGGCGGTGCAGGCCAAAACCATCAGCGTCCAGCCTGTTATTAATCGCGTGGTGGCTGGCCGGTCTATTGAACTACCGGAGTTCACAATGGTTCCGCCTGTATTTATGCAAGGCGGAGGAAGCCACACAGCGTACCCGATAGCCGTCGGCGATTACTGCTTGCTGATCCTTACAGAGCGTTGCTTTGATCGCTGGTACGACGGGGCAGATTTTCAAAGCCCAGCTGAATTTAGAATGCACGACTACAGCGACGGCCTGGCGATTGTAGGCGTCAATCCCTTGGCCAGTGCAATTACCATACCAAGTGTAATCCAGCAGACTGGCGATACGAACCAGGATGGTGACTATACGCACCAGGGCGACCGGACGCAGGTAGGCGACTTAACTGTTACAGGCAACTTGCAAGTTAATGGAAACATTACATGCACAGGCAAGCTAACTGTGGCAACGGCAACTATCGGCGGCATAGACTTTGGTACACACACTCACAGCGGCGTAGACACCGGGCCGGGCAACACAGGAGGACCGCAATAATGCAGGTCAGCGGACTAGACAACAACCTAGACTGGCGATTCGGAAAAGGCCGCGCAGTGTACAAGCGCGACTCGAAAGCTATCGCGCAAAACGTACTAACGCGGCTGCGGTCATTTAAAGGTGACTGGTATCTGAACACGCAAGCGGGTGTTGACTGGCTTCAGTTGCTCGGCAATCTTGGCACCGAGCGGCGCATCATTCGAGCCGTGGAATCAACCGTGCTGCAAACCGAGGGCGTTATTTCAATACAGCGTTTAGGCATAATTAAGCGAAACAGCAGCAGGGGTGTTACAATCGAACTTCAGTACACCGACGTTTTTACAATACAAGATTTGCAGACCCTGGAGCTTACCGCATGACATTGCCAAGATTCACGCCGGACGGCATACAGGTGCAGACCTTTCAGGAGATATACGACGAACTGGCGGCGGGCTACCGGGCAATTTATGGCGAAGATATAAACCTCGACGCCGACAGCCCAGACGGCCAAAGGGTAGCGATTGAGGCGCAGCTTGTTTTAGACGCTCAATCGTTCGGCGCTCTTGAGTACAATCAGCGTGATCCTGACTTTGCCCTTGGCCAGTCTTTGAACTCCATCATTAAGCTGTCCGGCATCACGCGCAGGCCCGCCACGCGGTCACAGGTAGACGTTACGGTCGTTACAGATAGACCGTTGACGCTTCCGGTTGATTACGCTGTTGAAGATGATCTGGGGCAGGGCTGGACAACGCTGGCTGTCAGGACTCTTTCCGCTGGGGCTACAACCGTCACGCTGTTTTCTGAAAACTTCGGCGCAGTTGAAGCAGATCCAGCCACCGTCACGCAGCCGGTCACGGTTGTTATCGGCGTGCAGTCTGTTACAAACCCAACAGCGGCTACGGTAGGCATTGACGAAGAAGCAGATCAAGAGCTACGCGTTCGGCGGAATCGATCACTCGAAACCCCGCAATCATCCAGCACTGGCCGAATGTTCACGGCTCTGGCAAACCTGCCCAACGTCACCGATGTGGCCGTGTACGAAAACGACACGGACACGACTGACTCCGACGGCATCCCGGCGCACAGCTTGGGGATAGTGGTTGAGGGCGGCGCGGTATCTGATATTGTTGAGACGATGGTTAAAAACAAGACCGGGGGCAAGGGGATGGTCGGCGCGGTAACTGAAACGTTTAGTGAGGATTTCACGCGCCCCAACGGAACCACGTTTACCATTGTTCACAGCATGACGTTTGACCGCCCTGTTGATGTGCCCGTTCTTGTGCGCCTGGATGCTACTTTTGTTGACGTAAATCTGCCGATAGACGACGAACTCATTAGGCAAGAAATCGCGAAACAGGAATTCAGCATCGGGGACATGCTGAAGGTCAATAGTTTGTACCGTTTGGTCTTTAACGCCGGTGGGAACTTCGTTCCTACTAATCTGGAAATCAGCAGGGACGCCGGGACAACGTGGACGGGCGGGATCATACTCGCGGCGTTGAATGAAAAGTTAAGCATTGCATCCGCTGACGTTACTGTTACGGAGGTTATCCCGTGAGCTTTGAATCCGATTACGTCAACCTGCTGATAAACAGTATTGGGAAAAGCCCAAGGCCAACGCTGAAATCAGGATGAAGGCGGGCACATGGCGCAAGACGTTTGAATGGATTGACTCGTTTGGAGATGAGTTTGATCTGGATATTGCAACCGGCGACC